ATTTCCATTATGTCTCTCCTTCCAGTTTATACACTACTTTTTCTTTTCCGGAGGATATTGTCCATATCTTTCGGCCAATCGGTTTCTTCATGCTAATTCCGGTTAGATAATCTTTTCCTCCAACAATATCTCCTAAATCGATATTTCCCTCCAACTTAGTCATGGTCATGTTGTAAGACATACTTGACTTCTTGCTTTCCAGTTCCTTAATTCCATTCTTAATCAGGTCATCTCTTTCTGATCCGCTGCTATCATATATAGCCACAATTTCCTCTGCTCCCTTAAAATATTGCTGAGTCTGCGAAATTGCACCGTTCTGATCAGTGTATAGATGTATAACCAACCTGTCCTTTAAATCCCCTTTTCCAAGGCAAATCAGATGGTTGATTCCGCGCCGGTTATCGTCAGTTGTGAAATTCATGTTATTATCATTGGTCAGCTCATATTCTGATGACAGATCGTTGATTGGAACAGCGCTCACTTTCACATATCCGGCCATACCAGCATCACCTTCTTGGTATCTGATATCCAGTCGATATCCTACTGATTTCAACATCTTAGCCAGTCCAGTATGCAAGGTACAATATCGGTCATATTGATAATTGTTCACTGTAACACCCGTATCTGCAGTAACGCCATAAAAGAGTCCAGGGAACTCAGCTTCAACCTTGGATTTTATAATTGAATTAAGTTCCCCAGATGCTGTTGCGTAATCCTGGCCACTTAATGGCTGTATAATTTTTTTAGTCATCATTCCACGCCAGGTATCTCCTTTTGCGCGGATTACATTGGTACTTGTATCGGTGCTGATTTCTCGGACAATTCCGCCATACTCAGTATCCGGTGAAAATACTCTAGTTCCATATCTAATAGACCCATCCCAATTCCAACGCTTAAGCTCAATCTCAAAATCATTAATACTGTCGGCTTCATCAGCTCCGACTTCGAAATCTATATTTGCACCCTGGACATAGCCGATCTGCCTTCCGTATTGATCTGTTTTGATGAGATCCATTCCGGTACACTCCTTTCTTTGTACACCACAATGTCGAAGCCAAACTCTCCACTCCAATTTATCAAGATATCTCCTGCCGGAATTTCCGTGAATATAGAATTGCCAGTTGCTTTCTTATAAAAAATGTTCTGTTCCGTACCATTAGCAAGTCTTTTTATAATTGTTTTCTTACGTGAATCAATAGCAATGTATTCATGTGCTTCAAGCGTGTCATACACTTGATAGACTTGTCCGGCAATTATGATTCTTGGATTCGCACACGGGCCATAGATAGTCATCTGAAAATTGCTACTTCTGTAATGATCTACATACCAATGCTCTGTTCCGGATAATGGTTTTGAATAGTCATATTGATAATCATATGGGTAATCTAAGAAGTTATAAATTTCCCCCTTGTCTGCGCTATCCGGATAGAAGCTCTTAGATTCTTCCTCTGCCCACATAGGATATGGACAGTAGATACCGAGTTCCATGTCTGTCCAGCAGTTCCTGGTAGATGACACTTTGCTGGACATATCCTTAATATAACAATCAATATAATAGTTTCCAAACCATATACGCCCTGGAGTAAGATTTACAACGTCATACTCAAAGCAGTTTGTCAACTCATCCATCTTGGCTTTGCGTACTTCCAGTGGTCCACGGAATGTTAATGTGATTTGATATGTTTTTGGTTCTTTTTCAAACCCGTATACATCTGCTCCAATTTCCTGATCTGTGGTCATTGGTTTCCATTCATATTCATGGAAATAACCGGACGTTGGTCTCATCCGGTTACCCACAAGATTGTATTCTTTCCCATTAGAGCACACATATTTGATTTCTATCATTCGAATACAACCCCCATATCTCTTAATGCTCGAATCAGCTCTCGTTCGCTTACATCTCCGCTTGGCTTTCCATCTATGATTGCAATAATCGCTCTTAATAATGCAATTAAAGTATCAAGTCGGCTTGACGTCTCATTTCCTGATGTTCTAGAGCTGTTTGCCCCCTGTAAATCATAATTCAAATTCGCGTTTGAGAACGGGCTTGTAGCAATATCCTGTAATTTGGAAACTGCAGAAGTAATGGAAGGAAGCTCTCCTATAATTCCTTTTGCGAATCCAGTGTCAATCATCTCTCCGACATATATACCCCAACGAGAAGGAGAATGGATTCCGAAGAACGACAGTACATTATCCTTAAAACTTCCAAGCAATCCCTTGACAGCTTCCCACAACATATGTCCTGCATTTCTAAGTCCATTCGCAATTCCCTGGATAATATTGTGACCAATAGTCCCCCAAGCAACGTTTGAAAACGCGTTTCGAATTCCAGAAATAATTTGAGGAATCTGAGCTATAAGGCTTGGGATTGCTCGAATTAATCCAGCCGCCAACTTTCCAATAATCTCAATACCGGACTGCAGAACCCGCGGTAGATTCTGTCCAATTGTAGCCGTCATTTTCGCCACTGCCTGAGCCGCTGCAGTTGCAATCTGTGGAAGATTACTAATAATTCCATTGACAAGATTAAGTATTAATTTACCTCCGGCCGCTAAAACAAGTGGTAGAGCTGACCATATCGCATTTTCAAAATTAGCCATCAATGTCGCTGCCATTGCAAGTAATTGCGGAATATTCTGCAATATTCCATTTGCAATATTTGTCACGATGCTAACCCCTTGTTGTAATAACCCAGGTAGATTTGTTTGAATTGCAGTTGTAATCTGTAGCAGCATTCCGTTTGCCATTTCGTATAGCTGTGGCAATGCGGTTTGGACTTGTGTTGCAATCTCTGGCACAAATTGCATTAATGCAGTTTCCAACTGTGGTGTAGCAGTCTGTATAAATGTTACTAACGCCCCTGGAAGTGCAGAAATTACATTCCATACTGCAGGAAGTAAATTCCCAACAAGAAAAGTTGTCATCGTCTCTGCCAGTGCTGACAAAGCTGGTTTTATGTCCATTCCGAGAGCAATTTGACCCATAACATTTTGCGCTGCGGCCTTCATGGAGGCGAAAGAACCGGATATGGTTGTTGCCGCTTCCTTAGCTGTTGTTCCTGTAATATCCAACTGCCCTTGAATTACATGAATAGCCGAATATACATCCGACAAATTGTTGATGTCGTACTTTACACCAGTGATTTTCTGCGCGTCAGTAAGCAATCGCTCCATTTCTGTCTTTGTGCCACCGTAACCTAATTTTAAGTTGTCCAACATGGTATAATTTTGTTTTGCAAAACCTTGATAGGCATTCTTGATATCTTCCATGTTGGTTCCCATTTTATTGGCATTATCAGACATATCAGTCATTGCCATATCGGCTACGTCAGCCGCTTTAGATGTATCATTACTAAGGCTGGACAAGAGGCTTGCTGAGAAACTTGTGGTTAATTCCATGTAATCATTAGCACTCATTCCAGCTGTTCTGTAAGCATTTGCAGCATTTGCCTTAACCTTATCAGCACTATCCTTAAATAGCGTCTCAATTCCACCAAGGCTTTGCTCAAGATTTGCTCCCTCACCGATTGCTGATCCTAGCGCTTTTCCAATTGCTGCGGTAGCAATAATCCCTTTTAACTTTCCGACTAATTTACTTCCAAATGAAGCCCCCGCCGGTTCCGCCTCTGGGTCTATTGCCTGTTGAATTTTTCCACTGATTCCCTGTGCAGACGGAATAATCTGCACATATGCTTTTGCAAGTTCTGTAGCCACTACTTCTCACCTCCTGTCAGTCGTCTCCACTCATCGTCGAAATCTTGTCCTGTATCAAACGTTTCGATTACGCTTTCTGTAGTTTTCTTTTCTCCCATCAGCGCCTCTACCAATGATTTTGGACGATTAATTCCTTTTGCGCCGTCTGAACTATTCAGCCATGCAATTGCCCTCGTATTATCAGCAACCAGCGCCAATAGTGTTTGGTCTGTTGTAAGTTTTGAATCAGATATTCTCATTCCGATTCTCGAATCAGGCCTCAACCCACACGCAAAAGTCCCCACCGTCCGTAACGGAAGGGACTTATAGTCATAAATGCGATATGTTTCTGCAAAATCACAGATCAATGCCTCTTCATCTACGTTGAGCATGTGGGCGAGGACTAAGAGTTTTTTACTTGAGATCCTTTGAATATTTGGATAATTTCTTCAATCATTTTTGAAGCTGGAACTCTTCCATTTTCCTTTCTTACGTGGTCCTTAAGTGCTTCTATTTGTGCATCTCCAAGAAGTTGTCTGGCAGTCCCTGTAATCTTAGAGGCATCTCCATTATCAATGTCGCACAGGTTTTCCAATAATTCATAATCGTCCAGAGCATCTGGCGGTAAAGTGTACTGAAACCCGCTTTCTGTTGTTCCTGTAATTGCTGCCGCTTCATTTTTTTCTGTATTCATCTTACTTTCCTTTCTTTACGATATACTCATAGTGAGTCTGCCCGCTTGAATCTGGTGTAGCCTTGAGTGTTGTCTCGTATCCAATAGCTTCGCTGTCTTTATAGACAATATCTGCTACCTCTGTAACTGCTGCCGATGGAATCACAATTCGTTTTAGCGCTTTCTTCAAAATCATATCGATTACCCAGGCGCACGCTTCCGCCTCGCTATTATTAGCTTTTACTGTGATCCCTTCTTCTAATGTTCCAGTTACATTTTCATCTCCATATACAGCCTTTAAAACTTCGATATTTGTGATTTCAAGTAACTTATATTTAAAACTGTCTTCTTTGCTTGTTTGCAAATCCAGAACAGTGTCGCCGCCCCACGCCTTCACGTTATCCGTCTCAGGGCTATTAGAATTCGTGATTCCATCTTCTGAACAGTACCCCAGTTCCTTAAACGCTGCATTCAGTTCCGTTTTTGCATCGGTTGGAAGTTCGGTTCCTAATGGTGCTCGATAGATTGCTCCACCAATTTTGGGCTTTCCTGCACTTACATGTTCTGTGTTCATCTTATCCCTCCTAATAATGGACGATATCATATACTGCCTGATACCGATATTTTTTTCTGGCAGTATCGGTATAATTGTAATCTGTATTAAGCTCACATCTGCTGATATCGTCCAATTCGATTATTTTTTCCATTGCTTCTTTTACTCGCTCATTGAGCGATGCCGCCCCGTACAGGGACATAGAATAAGACTGGATAGCCAGAGTTGCCCGTTTGATATGATCTTCTCCTCCAGATCCAGTCTTTTCAATCAATACATATTCTTTTCCAAGATCATCCTCTTCTTCCAATCTAACCGGTATCCCCAGACTGGACTGCAGATAATCCTTAACAATTTTTTCCACCATGTTTTCCAACCGCCTTCAATAATCCGTTATTACCATCATCTCCGCATACCTTTACAACCGCTCGCGTCTGTGCTACATATGCTTCTGTATCTGATGCACTGGCTATCTTATTCGCATGTTCCACAAGGATTGCCTGCATTTCCGGTGACTGCATTAACTCTCTAACACCAGCACGGTTCAAAACAATCTTCGTCTTACCCATATAACGCCACCTGCCATTTTTGATTCCATTCTAACGGGATATTCTCTTCAATGCCTTGTTGCGAGAACCCAATCACTTGCCAAGACATTCCGAAGAAATCCACCCGGCAATCCTGCCAAGTGTGATTGTCTCCTTTCGGAATTGCAATATTGTATACCGCTTTCTTTCCGGTCAGATTTAATGCGTCCAGAATCTCCGTGGTCGATGCCGGAGCTACAAGCACATTCTCAATTGTCACTGGTGTCTCTCGGTATAACGGGTGATCAAATTCATCTTTTCCAATTACTGTCTTCTCATACAGTGTTACTGGAATTCCCTTGATCATCGATGCCATAAATATCCATCACCCCAACTCTCTGTCTTCTAAGACCTAGTCTGGATAACTCGGATTTCTTAATGAATAAACCGCCTCCAGGAATCAGATATGTTCCTGTCACAGAATAGCCCAGAGCTGATTGAGACATCTGTGTCATTGGCTCTGTGTCTGTCGATGTCATAAGTGTACGCGCTACCACATCAACGGTCACAGATTTCGCAACGTTTCGCAACGCCCCATTCTGTTCAATCATTTTATCCAAATCTTTTCCGACTTTGTTGGCTTCATATCTCAGAGAATCCGAGACAACTATCAGAAGCTGCTCTGCCTTGCTATACTCGGATTCCTTAAGTTCTCGCCACAGAATAGATATATCTTCTAATGTAGCAAATGACTCCATTATTCTGTGCCCTCTTGTGATTTATCTTTTCCAGCCCCCTGGTTTTTAGATGGCGTTTTTTTCTTTTCAGGCTCTTCATCAATCTCAGGTTTCCAGTTTTCACCAGAAACCTTTGTACTCGTCTCAATAATTGCGCCCGTTTTTGTATTTTTATACTTCATGCTATGCCTCCTTAATTCTTGCAAACCATTCTGGCACCAGAATTCCCCATCCCAGATATACTTCTGCACGGATATAGATCTGACCATATCCTTTTAAGTCTTTTCCTGAGTTGTCCGGATCACCATACTGAATAATTTCCATAGGGATTTCCTTTGAATATCCCCATTTAACCGCTCCCTGGAAGTCTCCAATAATACCGTGGTCTTTCGTTGTTCCGCCAGATACAGTTTTGTTGACGCTTGTCGGGATTCCGTTAAATGTTGCAGGTGATGCTCCAAATGCAAATTCCGGATACTGCTTGATTCCATTCGCTTTGACTTTTGCCATTGCTGATCCGAACGTCTTCGAAAGCGCGAGTCCTGTTACATCTCCTTCAGAACCATCTACTACCGCAATCGCATCTTCCAGATTTGCATCCGGTGTTGCTGACGCATAATCTACAGTTTGCGTAACCTTTGCGTCAAAATGATTGTCTCCAATTACAGCAGATACTGTTCCCGTTCTTGGGTTAATACCATGCATAGCTGCAAGGTCAAGTCCTTTCGCTACTTTCTTCGCAAATCCATCATTAAACGCTGTTAAAATATCCAACTGTTCTTCTTCTGTAGCAATCATAAATTCATCAGAGATTCTTGCACCATATTCAAACTTAACCGGTACAATTTTAACTGGTGCGATAGCAATACCGCCTTCGGTTTTCTTTCCATTTTCTGCGACAATATCAATTTCATTGTCCATAGAAAAAATCATTTCTTTCAATCCATTGAATGGAATCGGTGTCTGACCACATAATGCAGCCAGTGCTGACTTCCCTTTTACTTTTGTAATAAGATCTTTGACCAGTGTAGGGTCAAACATTGTTCCTTTTGATGTTGCCATAATTTTTTATTCTCCTTTCAAACTAGCCAGCATGCCTTTCATTGCTGTCTTTTTGTCATCAATTTTTTGTGGATCTCCTCCTGCAAGTGGAGGAACATCTTTTTTTCTCAAGAATTTTGCCATTGTCTCGGCATCTTTCTTGATTTCCTCTTCATCAGATCCACTTAATCTACCTGCAAGTTCATATGGGATTCCATTTTCATGCGCAATTCTCATCTTGAGAGAACTGGTCTCGTATCCCTTGATCTTACCCTGCGCCTCTTCAAGCTGTTTCTTGTATCCGATGTTCTTTTTTCCATCACCGTTAATTTCCTCGTTCAACGCTGCAATCTGCTGTTCAAAACCATCGGATTTTGTTTTTAGAGCATCATAATCTTCTGCTTTTTTCTTGTAATCATCAAAGCCTTCATATTTTGCTTTCACTCCCGCAATGCGTTCTCCGATTACTTTATCAAGCTGCTCCTGTGTTGTAATTGGTGTAAATTCTGCCATTGTTGTTGCTCCTTTCTCCATTAACCGCTGGGTTGCGTAATATGCAAAAAGACACCCTGTTCAGGTGTCTTTTAACAACTAATTCTTTGTTTTCTTTTCTTGGTTTTTGTCTCACTGCACGCCCAGTATGCAAGAATTATACTGTCAAGCAATGCAACTTCCATTTCCTCCTTCATTGCCTTGTAGCCAAAACCTCCATTGGTCCCAATCGACCGTTTTTCACAGTTACTTACTACCTGTACCAGTGACGGTTGACCAGAATGAACTATATTCCTCTGATATAATCCCTGTTCGAATGAGGCATTTGCTGCAATGATTTCCTTCACAGTGGGTAGGTGTGAATTCTTTATACCATAATCTTTCATTTCATTTTCCATTAACTGCTGCCCTGATGCGCCATCAATAATCACCTTCCTTGCTTTCCATTCTTTCAAATATGCTAATATCCATGTATCTCCTGCACGTACCTCACGGCAATCAATACATTCAAGAAATATCTTTCCATCGTTTGTTTTAGATGCAACTCCCATTGCCACATTCCCATCTTTGCTGTATTTGATTCCCACAAAAAGATCTCCTGTAAGCTCCGGTGGGTCATCAGCTTTTAGTTCATTCCATTCTGTTGCGCTGATAGCTGATTTCTGATTATAGCGAATCCATAATCCTAATCGCTGGATATTAAAATCAATCGGATCTGAACCGATCTCATCAGTTACAGATCTTTCCGTGAATACTGTTCCTAGAGATGGATTTGTCTCATACCAGGCGTCTATATCTCTTATATCTGTCTGCTCCGGCACTGACCATTCTGCCCACCCGGAGTTAACCGTTTGTCCTTCCAAGGTTGCCTTACGGAATTTTGCGAAAACCGTTCCGGAGCTGACTGGAGTTGGTGGTGTTCCGCAAAATATTGTCTGTGGATTCTTACTATCTGTTACGACATATTTTAATGCGCTCTCCTGATCATCTTGGTACTCTTGTGCCTCATCGATAATCAGTAGATCAAATCCTTCTCCCAGACCGCCTTTTGATGTTCTGGTTCGGAATTCGATAATTCCACCGCCAGCAACTTCCAAATGTTCTTTTCCAAATGCCTTATACGAAGAAACGACCTCGATATTTGCTTTCTTTAGCAAATTCGAAAGTCGTTCCCATGCGCTGTGTGTAGTTGTGGTTCTATGTGCTGTATGTAGGATTCTTTCGCCTTTCTTTAGCCCATACATCTCCCTTATTGCAACAATTTCATTCTTTCCATTACGCCTTGGGACTGAATACCCGAATTTGGTATGTACCCATAACCCCTCTTCGTTTACGGCCAAAATGTCTGACAGAAGAAGCTCCTGCCACTCCTGTGCAGTTCTTCCTGTCGAATTGTAAATATCTATTGCTTCAGCTCCATATGTTGAAGAATAAGGCAGCACGACAGATTGCGTCGGGGTCTGCCGCCCCTTCCTTACTTCTCCCATGTAGCCTCCTCAAAAATATAAGCCACCAGAATAATCTGGCAGCTTATTTGATTTCTATTATATCTTTTATCTCATCTAATGGAATTCCATAAAATACTTTTCCGGCATCTAATTCTATTTCTTCTTTTCCAGATGATGTATCATACTCACTCTCCGTATTAGTTATAATACCTTTAAAACTTTTTCCTCCGACATCTCTTACGATGACTTGTTTACCTATGAATTCTTTTATTTCCTCGTATGTCATAACTCTCACCTCTTTTTACTTGGATAATCTGGAACTATATGCATTCCATCTTTAGCGTAGTGAATCTTAAACACAGATGTCTCTGCACTATTTCCGTTTCGATTATCAACAACTACTCCTATGATTTTATCATTTGTCGTTATGATTTCTTTTGAATCCCAATTACCTTGACTATTATATTTAATAATTCCTGTCCCTGAAAATTCCTTTACAAGCGATTGAATTTCTTCGTTCGATACCGTAATGTAAGAAGGTCCAAATTGTCCTTTTGCTTCCAGACTCTTTTTTCTAGCTTCATACATCTTTGTCCCTTGTCGGTGTATTTCCTGTCGTGATGCAATCTTTTCACGATTTTGTTCCGGAATTATCTTTTCCCGTATATTTCGTATAATCGCATCTGATTCCGGACTTAATCCCTGTAGTTTTCTTTCTTCTATTTTATCAGATTCTTTTTCGTATTTCCATTCTTTTGTCCATACATTTTGCTTTTTACCGTCTCCCGGATAATACTCAACAATGCAATCACAATTATCATGTCTCCGAAACACATCTTTAGGAACATCTGGATATACATATGTTCCGGCTACCTGATTACACCATTCGCAACAATGTCCAGATGATCTCCGTATAATCTTTGGTCTCAATCCAGCTTTTGTATGAAAATCTGCATTTTTCTGAACAGTATCGTCCATTGCTTTCTGAACCAAATTCCGTACAGGTGCATCGAGAATCCATTTCACATCGTCGAAATATTCTTCACTTGAAATCCGATTTACAATACCGTCTATATTATCCTGTTGGATTTGTGCTCTTATTGTTTTAATTCCAATGCCTGCTGCTTCGTTCACGATCTGCTGTACAATAGCTGCATTATCTGCCACCATCTCATAAGCTCCCCTCAACGTCGGGTCCAATACTCTGGAAGCAATGTTATAATACATCTTTCCATCCGGCAATATATCAGATGATAAATTGTCCGAATATGATTGCGCTAAGATTTTCCCAATCTCTTGTGCCACCTCGTTCGCTTGGCTGTATGAAGTCTTACCTCTCTGTGCCTGTTTCTTGAAGTTTTTAATGATGCTGCTCTTTTCAATATCATGATAGAATTGTTTCTGTATCTTCTCCAAAAGTCCTGGTGTGATGTCCTCCATAGTCTACACCTCCGGAGTTACTGGCAGATTGCTCATGTTAATTCCAGTTAAATCTCTTAAGTTATCTGCATTGAAATATCCTGGCACTGCCTGGTTAATCTTAATTGCTCCATCCCCAATATTGGACAGCATTGCTGCATCTGGTTCAAACACTGGCTCCCAGATTGGTGTAGTCATATATACCTGGTTCCGGTAATATTGATAATCATCACGTAGGCACGCAGCCAGATAGCCAACATTCAGAAATCCACTGCCAAATGCTCGCTGTGCTTTTCTTGCTGTCAGTCTCAGATTCTCGTGTGATGCCTTGATTGCTTCCTGGCTAGCCGGATTCTCCGTTGCAAATCCTAGATCATCTAATGTCAACCCAGTCTCTCCAGCAAACAATGCAGCAAACATTTTAAGCTGATCTAGATGTGGTGCCATAGACTGCTGCTGGAACTGTCCCAAGGTTGGCGAACCTCCGTCCTCGTCCTTATCAAATTGCAGGAGGCTTGATACGGTAGCTTTCCACTTATCCATCTGTTCCGCATCTGGATCCAGACCAACTACATATTTTTGTGGAAATGAGTAGAACTCGGCTGTAATCTCAGACCGCTTCAAGGTTCTCATGGCCGATTCTGTGATTGACATACATGCCCGGCTGATTCTAGAATGTCCAAATGCTCTCTTAGCATCTGGCCGGAATATAATTGGCACTAATAATGGTGCTGGCACATTCTCTTCAAAAAGTTGATCCGGAATTCCATTTCTGTATATTACCGTCCACCCTTCCACAAAATAAGCCTCTACAGTCGCTTTTCCGTAATCGTCACGTTCCAGAACCGCATAGCCTTCCGTAAGAAGATTCGTGATTGGATTAATAATGCCAGTTGCATTCGCCCCATCAATTACCTGCAATCTCGGGAAATCATCTTCTCCCTTCGATATATATATGAAACAGCAGGAAGAAATCAATGCCGACAACGTCGCAGAATCGTACAGAATATCTGGATTGTTCATCCTAAATATCCCAGTCATGTCAAAATTATCGTCACGGAATCCTCTGAATTCAAGCCTATCCGCAATCGAATCTACAGCTTTTGCATTCCAGCCAAGTACAGCCTGCAACCATTGTAGGCTGGGCGGCGTAGCGATCCCCATGTCCCGTGCTATATTTTTCATCTCATAGAATTTATACCGCCTTAAGACTCGGCTTCGCTTTCGATTCAGCTTTTTTCTCATGTACTCTATGCCTCTGTACTCTGCCATTTATTTCTCCTTTCTACGCTATTTTTTTCCGGCGTGTGTTTTTTTTCGCAGTGACGGTGTGAAGTCCGCGCGCGCCCACGGTGGGGGAGGTATGCCCCCTGTCCATTAAAATTATTTAGGTCTATAATCACTCCAATTGAATGTATGTGGCAGTACACGGTTCCCTAATATTTCATCTTGCTTTGTCACACTGTTATCTATCAACTTGTCGCTCTTCTGTCTATTGCATGTCCAGTGCGCCAGTTGCATATTGTCTATATCACTCGGATGACCGCCCTTAGCAATCGGGATTATATGATCAATGCAAGGTGATAGCGGATGCGGATACTTTAAAGAAAAGTCTACTGGTTTCCCACATATTCCACACACGGTCTGTGTTGCATATATTTTCTTCTTATTCTTTTCAAACGCTCCTCGATGAGTCCCATCTTTATCCGGTCTATTTCTTTTCATGTATTTCACGTTTCCTTTATAAGAAAAGACATCCGATATGCCGGATGTCTTCGTTGAACCTGTAATCGAGCCGACGGTTTTCCGCCTTTGGCTCAAGTATTATTGTAAATGAGAATCATGGGAATTACGGGACACTTTTAAAAAGTTTTCAATTCTTTTTCCAACTCCACTTCTTCCCATATGTACTCGCTTTCCAACTTCTCGCAATGTTACATTTTTCCTTCCGTCAATAAAATAGATCCTGAAAATCCGGTGAGTTATGCTGTCTTTGATATCATCTACAAAACGTTCTATCTCCTCACATTCTTTCTTCAGTCTTTCTTTTCTCTCCATATCACGAATTTGTAGCCGCTCATACTTTTCAGAATCAAAACCCGTCACACTCTGTGGCATCGGATATCCCTTGCTGTAATCGAATATAACATCATTCCCGATCATCGTATCCGATTTCCATCTATTATTAATTGCATAGTCAAGTTCCAGTATTTCTGCCTTATTGCTCCTGTATGACAGTAGTCTTTCCTTTGTCATCTGTTCCAATAATATCTGCTCCTTTCCCCATACTCTTTCTTTAGCCCTTACCACAATGCCTGCCTTCGTTTTCTGCCTTTTTTTGTACACCGTGCATTCTGCTGCCGGCATTCCTCTGCTATGCCCCTCTATTTCAATATAGCTACAGTTCCCAACCTGATCATGTCTTCCACGATATACACAGGTCTTACACAGGTGTCTATCCGCATTGGGACCGTCTTTCCCTTTGTTGTAGCCATCTTTCTTTCGTCTTCCCGGCTTTCTTCCGAGCATCTCTTCTCTGATTCCGGCCAGTCCGATATATTGAATATAATCTCGTACTTCCCAGTACTTTAATCCGGTAGTTTCTGCTATTTCTTTATTCGTTTTTTTGTCGAGGACCATCTTTCTGATGATCTTCGCCTGTTCTGTGCTTACGTCTTTCAACGATGCTCCTTTCTCCGCCGACTGCTGCCGGCGGGAATTCTATATCGTCCGGTTGCGTGTGATACAATACCCGGTTGGTGCTATTCTTTATATTTTTCTTCTATCTTCCGGAGCTGCTCTACGTGCCACAGTACTCTCTTCTTGTCCCACCATTTTTCCATCTCCTTTGCTGTGTGTAGGACGCATGGGAAAATTACAGGGTGCAGGAATGCTGTTAGCCATATCCCGATGATCATGTTTCGTGTCATCTGCCTGCTCCTTTCATGAATTGGTTGTACATCCGTTTCTTCCAGCCTGTTTCTGGTGGTGCTAGTCCACGGTTATGTTCGGCCAGGGTTCTTATCAAATCTTCAAATTCTGCTGCCGCCTGTTCCGAAAGTTCTTCCTTCAGGTTGACATTGCTCATCCAGCTGAATCCGTATTTTTTAAGAATGTCTTTCCTCGTCATTTCCTAACCACTTCCTCCTTCTCCAGTCTTTGTATCTGCGGATTTGATATTCTAACCATGATATTTCCTTAAATGATTCTTCGGATTCTTTAAAATATCTGTTTATTTTCACTTTCTTCCCATCCGGTTTTTCTATGTAAATTATTGCTTTTGTATCATAATCTCCATTTTTAGGATCTGTGAGTAACTCATCACAAACTATTTTGTCCGGTTTATCCGCCGGTGCGTATGGCATCGTGATCGGATACATCGCATCATATATACTTCCGATAAATCCATTGTGGTATCCATAATTAGGATGATTGCGATTAACACAGTAACACCTATTAATGTCTGAATACTTTATTTCTCCATTCGGAGTTACTGTTTTAAACAAGCTACTCATTCTCGAACACTGATAATGTTTTCCTTTCTCATCTGTCCATGATCTTTTCCACATTTCCTCTGTATCTTCTATCGGAGTCAGTGGCTTTCCATCGATCAGTCTATTCAAAATCTGTTTTGTGAATCCGATACTCATACCACTGTGACCATCTTCGCATAAGCTCTCAAATGCCTTTAATGCACTTTCGTAGCAAGCGCATCCATAATCAAATTCGCCTTCTTTTCTATCCGGATTTTCTCTTTTGCATGCGATTTCAACTTCATTTTTTGCCCATTCTTGTAAACTCATTCTTTATCTCTCCGTTTCTTTTGTAAGTACTTCATGCCAATCTTTTGGGTGTTTCTGTATCATGATTTCTTTCTCCTGTCCTCCGTTTCCCATTTACACATGTTCCACCACTCGCAGAATAAGTAGCATCCCAGGCACCGGTTTGTGCTTACCATTATGAACCAGTGTTTTAATTTTTCTTTTATCTCCATGTCATTCACCTCTTCTTATGCATCTCAGCAGATCTTCTACTCCCTGTGTGTAACCTTCTTTATACTTCTGAGCTTTTTCAAGCTCTCTGCTGCATTTGACACTTGCTTCGTGCTGCAGTCTGTCGGCCGCCTCTTCTATCTGGTCATATTCCTGGCTGTTCAATGTTTCCACCGCCTTTCACCAATTCGATTGCTTCTGTATATGCCTGTATGTAATCTTCTGCTGTATTATTGGCAATTTCATCAAGCTTATCCGCCGGTTTTTCTACCATTAATCTTCCGGCATATTCTACCTTGTCTTCCAGTTTCTTTACAATTGCTTCGGGATTGTATGCTGTAGTGTAGCTTTTCAGCATACGGATTTCCCGTTTGCAGTCTGCTATATTATTTTTGATCTGCCGGACCTTCGCGTCTATATCATATAGACTGCTGCCAGGCATTCCTCCTGATCTCCAGCGGTCAATGGCTTTGCATGACCGCTCAATTTCTTCTTCGATTTTCTTTATCTCTGCATCAGCATCAATCAGTCTCATTTTTATCACTCTCCATCAATTCAAATCTATACTTCTGTTTCGCATTTGGATGTTTCACATGGTCAACCTCACTCACAAACATTCCGTAAGGTCTGCTCCAAATAGCTCCGTCCTCGCATTCGTATACTACACAGAATTGTCCCGGTGCTTCGGTGTCCTGTGCAATATGCAAGACTTTCACTGTATGCCCCTTGAAATGTCTGTAGACCTGTCCGGCCATAACATTTCTGTCGTTATCTACTGGAACTTTTCTCTTGAAGTATTTTTCACAATCTGCAAGGTCACAGTTGTCGTAATTCAAAGGGCTTTCGTCGTTCCACTTTCCAATGTCAGCTTCTTCCACATGGATATGCTGATTTATCATTCCATCAAAGCCAGGGCTAACTTCTGCAATAACTTCATCTACATTGGAATCTCCGTTAACATCCACTATGTATCCACTTACTTTAAATATCTTTGCCATGTTTATTCTCACTTTTCTTTAATGATTCCTGCCTATCCACTTCGATTATCTTAATTCAAAATATCTAATAACCTCTCCACTTTTAATTTTCTCATCTATATCTTTTAAAGCATCATCTACACTTTCAAACTTGCATGGGCATATATGTTCTTTCGTAAGATTTATAAAAGAATATGTGTCATCTAATTTATTTTTCATAATCGTTACGACAACTTCGTCTTTCGGTCGTTTCACCAACCATCTTCTCATTACACTTCCTCCAATAATTCCGGATTATCAAACATATTGCCTATTACTTCCATCTTGTTCGCCTTAATATGAAAGTCCGTTAATGGCATTGGATAGCAGAATGGCTCACATTTGCTGAGCGCATCCGTCGGAATCACTTCGTAATGCCATCCGATTACACTGTCTATTACTTCTTCGCTTTCCACTTCTATGACGTTAAACTCTCCGAATACTGCTTTTACAAGATCTTTCGGATTGTCGTGACACATCAGGATATCGTTTTCCCATATTCTTTTGCCGTTCTTGTCATGCAATCCCGTATAGGCGCAAATGGTATTTTTGTCAATTAGCATTTCGCATTCCAGGTCTTTGCTATAAATATAGTCTTCATCCCAGAGAAGACCTTCTACCCATTGTCCTTCCAGGTCTTTATTTGCGACTACTACATGTTCATGCTTTGCTTTGAATAATATCTCTCTATCCATTTTCATCCTCCAAGTAATTCTTTATGCCTAATGCTCTGAATTCTTCCCTTGTGTGGGTTTCTTCGTACTTCCTCTGGAAGATCCGGCATAGCAATTCTCTGGTCTCTCTGCAATTATGTGCTGCTCTTTGTCCGTCTTTGTGGTGTTCTCTGCACAAATAGACTTTAAAGCCATTCTCTTCACTTACTTTTCTCAGGCCGCCACCATAGAATACGTGATGTTCTTCCGTGTACTGCTGCCGGCGGATGCCTTCCAGTCGGCACAGGAAGCATTCGCCTTTTACGGTGTCCACGATCGGAGCTTGGTGGTGCTTTCTTTTTTTCTTTTTGGTTGGCTTCGGAAACATTAATTCACA